GAATTGAGGCACCGACAGATTCAACTACCTCAGTAAGTGCAAAATATAATCCAAATTGGTTACAAGTATTCGTGAACGGTATTAAACTGGATTCTGCTGATTATGACACTGATGTATTAGGAAGTGCTATAACTTTTCTTAACTTTACCGTTGGAGTAGATGATATAATAGATGTTATGTCAATGGCTGCAACAGATTTATCCAAAGCGGCAATGACAAAATATAGATTTGTAGCAACCGCTAGTCAGACAACGTTTACGATTAATGGTGGATATACTCCTGGAATGATTGAGGTATTTAGTGAAGGAGTGAAAATCGATCAAAGTTTATTGACAGCAACTAATGCAACTTCTGTTACTATTCCAGCTCAAACAGTAGGTAATATAGTTGAATCTTGGGCGTGGACTTCTTTTGAAAATACTGATGTTTATACTAAAGATAGATGGGCAAACACCGCTGGATGGTCTTCTGTTCAAGCTAATACTTATATTGGTGTTGATGTCACATCACATGCTAACGCGACATTCGCTGTTGATGTTCATAATGATAGAATTGGTATTGGTGTTAAAGAACCGCAACACACTTTAGATGTTAAGGGCAATGGAACTGATGCAATTCAATTAAAATTATTACATAGTTTTGCGGCAAATACTACTTTTGCGACGAATGCGGCTGGTGAATTAACAATAACCCCGTCAGGTCAAGACACAACTCTTATTGGTAATTTACATATTACAGGAACAACTACTGAAGTTAGTTCTGATACTATGACTATAACAGATCCGTTTATAGTTCTTAATAATTTTTCAGCAGTACCAACAAATAATGCTTATGATACCGGATTTGTATTCATTAGAGGAACTAATGATCTTGGAAATACGGCATTTATTTGGGATGAAAGTTTGGATGAATTTTCAACATGTCGTGTAGGAGATGATGGATCAGCAGCAGGAAATATAACAATAGCGGATTATGAAAATTTCCATTGTGGAGCAATAGAAATTGAAGATAATCTTTTGGTGGGAACTACATCTTCTTTTACAGGATTAGCGACATTTAACTCGAATATTGATATGTCTGGAGGTTTTTTCGCTTCAGATGTTTTACCTGATGCTAATGGAACGAGAGATATGGGAAGTGATTCTTTAAGATGGGCTAACATATATACTTCTGACTTAAATTTGAAAAATGAACGTGGCGATTGGAAAGTCGTCGAGGAAAGTGATTACTTGTCATTAACAAATAATTTGACAGGTAAAAAATATAAAATATTAATGGAAGAAATTGAAGAATAAAAAAGAAAAAGTTGTAAATAATGATAAAAATGTGAAAATTAGATATGCATATTTTACTGATGAAGAATATGTCATTTTTATAAATGAATTATGGACAAAATATTTTCAGACAAGTGCATATTTACAACGAGATTGGGACAAAACTGCAATTTTTTGGAAATTGTTTATATGCGCAAGAGCAATTAAACAACATCATCAAATTTATTTAAATAATAGAGCAGAAATATTAAATAAATATGGAACACATGACCCAGCTACAAATACTTGGGCAGTTGATCAGAGTAAGCACGAAGAATCATTAAATGACATAAATATATTAAATGATAGTATTGTAGAATTAGATATTACAAAAATGGATGCGGGTGATATGATAGACAATGATCTATTTTCTCCTAATTTTGGAGGATTACAAAATATGACCTTTAAAGCATTAAATCAATTAGAAGATTGGGTCGATTGGACATCCATCGACAATTGGATTACTAAAAATAAAACGAAGGAATAATAAAAATGACATCACGAGCTTATGAATTATCACAAACAGTTGATATCGATGGTGATCAGGTAATTACAGGAAACACGATTTTTAACACTACTGGTTATATGACCGTTCCTGTTGGAACCACTGCTCAAAGACCCGCGGGAGTGTATGGTCCGAACACTGGTCAAGTTAGATATAATTCAACTTTAGGAAAATATGAAGGATATCATGATGCGGAGTGGATAGCATTAAATGATTTAATAGATAAAGATCAAGATACAAAAATTACAGTCCATGAAGGATGGGGTAATGATGAAGATGAAATAAAAATTTATGCAGGAGATGCTGGTGCAGGGAATGAGAGAATATTTGTTAATACATCTCAAATCACAGCCACAACTTCTCATTTACAATTAGCGGCGGCCCATACAGTTATTACAGGAAATTTAACTGTTCAGGGTACACAAACTAAAGTAGAATCAACAACTCTTGTAACTACAGACAAAACTATTGAATTATCAAATGCGGCGATAAAAACTACAGCAACTGCTACTGGTGCTGGAATTCAAGTAAATGATGGAGCGACTGATCATAGTATATTGTGGAATGATTCAGGATCCAAATGGGAGATAACAGATAATGTATCATTTGGTGGAAATACTATTACATTTGGCAACGGAGAAACCATTGATAATGCTGTAGACGGAACCGTACAAGTAACTGCTGATAAGCTTAAATTATCCGGAAATATTATTCAAAATTCTGAAGCAGAAGATACTATTACAATGAATGCAGCACAAGAAGTCATTATTGATAGTGGTCTTCTTGGTGGATTGGGTAGAGATGTAGCTATAACAATGGGACATGGAAATACTGTAACTTTATCTAATACTGTTACAATTTCAGGCGGATCTCCCGCACAGTATAAATTGTTACAAGATTCTGACGGAAATGGATTAGCACAATGGGTTACTTTTGGTGTATTCAATACCTCAGGAACAAGATTAGGACCATAATAAAGGATAAAATATGGCGGCAGGTGATAACAGACCGTTGTGGGTATCAGATTTAGACCCAGGTAACAGCAGTTTAAGAGAAATGACAGATGCTGATATAAAGGATAAAATTGTTCCTGTTATTTTAGCAAAATGGGCAAGTGACCAATCTGATGCACAACGCGGAAACATTCAATTAAGAGCAACAACTACAACTGGAAATTTAGGATACTTCATTGATACTAAAAGAGATGATGCTGTGGGGTATCATCCTACTGGTAGTGGATCTTCTACAATCAGTGAATATGGTCTTGCAGCGAATGATAATTCTGCAGAAGCCACAGGAGGAGAGGTGTGGCCTTTAGCTTGGGAAGGATCGGGCGTTTTACAAGAAATGAATGCCGCTAAATTGGTAGATGATATTATGAGATGTTGTCAAGAAGTATATGTTTTAACGGGAAGTAATACAGGAGTTGGTACATATTATTTGGGAGCAAGCGAGCCCTCAGGTTCATTAGGAGGAACGTGGATAAATGTTACAACAGGAACTAACCCCCCTTCTGGTGGAGAACATATAGACTATGCACAAACGACCGCACAAGATTCACACAGCACAAATATTTATCTTTGGAGAAAAACTTCTACAGGTAGTGTGGGAAGCTTTCAACCAGTAAAATATAAGGGAACTGGTGGAGATGTTCAAGAAATGACAGATGCGGAAATAGAAACATTAGTCGCACATTGGATAAATCGTATTACTGGAGGCAGTGGTGGAAATAATGTGGGAGATTATGAAATAAAAACGGGATCAGCATCTGGATCTGGAACTTGGACACAAGTTGGGGGATTCACTGACTATATGTGTTCTGTAGCAAATCAACAATATTCTACACAATATAGCGGACAATATACCGGACAATATACTGGCCAGTGGTCAGGACAATATAGAGTACAATATGGAAACTTTGGTGGAGCTCGATACGGGCCGTGGTATACTGGACAATATGGTACACAATATAGCGGGCAATATACTGGACAATATACTGGGTATTGGACAGGAGCTACAATTCAAAATGATGGAAGCTCTAACGTTATAAACGCTTATAATCTTTATAAGAGAATTGGATAATATAATAGGATAAATTATGATATTTAGTGATGAAGTGGTTGAAGGAATTTGGACTAATTCTGAAAAAACCTCTATTGCAATTTTATTAAAAAACGCAAATGATGATGATACATATTCGATACAAACCTCTGTAGGAACAGAACATTGGGAAGAATTTTTCAAAAAATTTACTCCTAAAGAAATAGATGATTTCTCACATGCCCATTCTCAAAGAAAAATAATAAATCAAAAAAAAGAAGAAGAATCAGATAAAGCTCAAGATGATTTAAAAACATTATTTGATACAAAATTAAAAGCATTTGAAATATCAGAAGTGAAAGAGTCTAAAGATAAAATTCTTCGTTCCAAAATAAGAAAATCAACAAATCTTGTAGAATTAAATGCATGGGTTACTGTATTATTACTAAAATCAATCAGTGATCCAATTCATGGTCTTACTGAATGGGGAAATGTTCTCAAACCAGCAATTGAAGAAAATGAATAATGGATTTCTTGTTGTCGCTTCCAAAAATAAAAGATTTCTTACTGCGGCACAACTCCTCGCCGACAGCATAAAAGAATATACACAATATCCAATCACATTAGTTACTGACAATGAATGGATCTTAGATCCAGGAAATCATATATTTGATAATGTTATTGGTGGTGCTCCTAAAACAATCAGGGCTAAATTGTGGGCATTAACAAAAACCCCCTATGATATTACATGTTTTTTAGATGCTGATGTAGTTTGTTTATCAGACAATGCAAATAATGTATTTGAAGCACTTTGTGATAATGATATAGTTTTTACGAAAATTAGACCTTATTGTGCATCAGCATGTTGGTGGAACATTCATGAAGAAGAAAGACCTCATGGTGGTGCTTTTGTTTGGAAAAATAATAAAAAAATGAAAACATTTATGGAGGAATGGTGGAATAATTGGCAATGGAAGATGAAGCATAATTGGCATTCAAGATGGGATTTTAAATATGAGAAAGGTCCTGTTGAAATGTGGGATCAATTTCCATTACATTTAATGTTATGTGATAAAGAAGATGAATGGTACAGAAATGATATAAAATGGAATTGGTATTTTAATACAACAAAAAATGACGATTGTTTATGGAATTTTACAGCACCAGGATATGATTGTGAAATAGAAAATGTTAATTATTCAGATATTGTATTTTTAAGTTATCCCAAAGGAACAGGTTGGCATGATTGAAAAGGATATACCACAAGATATTTTAAAAATTTTAAAATTATTTGAACCTTTTATATTCGATTTTATTAAAAGTGATAGAAATATTGAAGATAGAAATAAAAGAGAAATAATTTCAAAAGAAGAGGCTATTTCTGATGAATATTTGTTTAATATAATGGAAGGTGATTCAGGCTCTGGCGGGCCTACACATATATTATCAAATGATTTTGGTCTGGAAGCTTCTGAACCTCATGAAGAACTTTTAAAATTGTCAACTAAATTAGCTTCCTTAGTGGGAGCAAGAAGAAGTCCTTTATGTCAACATTATCCTCCTGGTGGATATATTGCTTGGCATCATAATGCGAATATCCCAGGCAGAAATATAATATTTTCTTGGTCAGAAACGGGTGCAGGTATTTCTAGAATTTATGGCGATTCAAAAGAAATTGAAGAATATCAAGATACTGCAGGATGGAATATTAAATCTTTGAAAATTGTTAGTCATTTAGATCATGTTGAAGAAAATAAAGAATATGCTTGGCATTGTGCGGGAACAAATTGTAATAGATTTTCAGTTGGATTTATGATGAATAATGATCTTCATGAAGATGTGGAATTTTGTAATGAAGTTTTAAAAGAGGATATAGGATTAGTTCATGAAAGTCCTAATGGTGTTTGGTATTAGATATATTTTTTAGTCCAAGGAACAGTAGAATATATTTCCCCCTTTTCTAGTCCGTCAGAATATCCTTTATTAAAAAGGGCTATTGGATAATCTAATTCTTGATAATTAGAATGACTAGCAGAATAATAAAAATGGTCTGGTATACGAATGGGATCAAGATATTTCATCCAAAGATATATATCAAATCCACCACATTTTTCAATATCTTCAAATTCAAATTCTTCCCATACTTTTAAACTGTTATTTGGTTTCCATCCTAATATAGAAGAGTTATAAGGAGTGCAACATTCTTTTTGTATCCTCCGTTTTTCAAAATCTTCCATATGCTCTCTCCATCTACTCCAACATGCACATAGATAGTTTTGTTGTTCAACCCAATCAAATAGTTTATCTATATTACCTTTAATGATAACATCTAAATCAAATGCTAATACAACTTCTTCTTCGAATTGTTCTATCATGGGGGAATGATATAAAACTTTAGTCCACCATTTGGGAAGAATTGGTTCATCAAATACTCGAAAGTTTATATTATATGTGGTATTTTCAAAAACCATTTTTTCTAGACGTTTTATATCTTTTACATTGTATTTGTCACCAACACATATACATGCGACTGCGTATTTAAACATACCAATGACCTATGGTCATATATCTTGTATATTTTGGAAAATCTAATCTACCTTTATATACCACATTTTTAATTTGATTTTTTTCAATTAATTCTTCAACATTATGAACACAATTGATATGTTCATCTAATCCAAAATAATCATTTGATTGTATAGCAACTACAGGATTTCCTTTAAAATAATGTTTCATTTTTATAATATCTTCCATATGTTCTCCTGAGGTATTAATGATTAAATCTCTACGTCTAATTTCTTTTCTTTCAAAAAAATCTCCGAAAATAGAAACCTCAAAGGGAAATTCAAAATGATTTAGATATTGTGCTAATATTTTTTTACATAATTCATCTTTTTCATAAAAGTCTATTTTTTTTATTTCTAATTTAGAATGTAACAAATCTATTAATGGACAACCAAACCATCCACCAATAATTTCAATATATAAAGATGATTCGGGGTATGGGTCAGTATTACCTTCACTATTGACCAAAGGCAAATGTTGTGTATATCCTAAAATAGTTGGCGTTCCGTCTGAAATAACTTCAAGATATAAATCTTTTCCTTTGGGTAATTTGTCAACTAACCATTGTTTTGAAGATAATTGTCCATGTGATAAAGAATCTTGATAACTTTCTAAACTACCAACCTGATTGTTTATTATCCATTGTTCTATTTTATGATATGGTAATTTATTAATTTTTTTTGTGGTATCACTTACATGTTTTTTATTTTTTCCAATATTTGTTTTATATTTTCCAATAGTTTTTCTAACATCATTTTTTAATTTTCCAATAGTTTTTCTAATATTTCCTGCAGAATCTCTAATTTCTTGATTTTTCTTTTCAATATTATCTTCAAATTTTTTTAATTTTTCTATAGTTGATTGCATCCTACCACCAAATAATAATTATGTTTACCTTTTATTTCAGTTTTATAATGAATTGTTGTTAATTGATTTTGATCTATAATTTGTTGACAACTATTTATCGGATTAATACAAGATAGATGTGGATTATCAGAACCAACTAAAACAAACTTTCCTGAGAACTTTCTACCAACAGGATAACATGTTTCACAATATTTATTTACAATTATACCGTCTTCTATTTTAACATCATCAAATATGACATCTTTATTAATAACATTCTTTGTTATTAATTTATTAATTTTGCATACCATAGGATCTATATCATAATAATAGCATTTATAACCGAATAATTCAAAATCATCCACTTCTATATGACAGAACCAACTACATAAAAAATGTACGGGCTCTTCTTCATAATGTATCATGATTTCGTCAAATACTCGCCATGATATTTTTTGAACATCTTTATTATTAGAATATTCAATTAAATATTTAAATTTTTTATGTTTTGTTTTTAATAAAGTTTCATAAGATGACATTATAACTTTCCCATAATTCTTTTGCCCATCCTTGTGCATCATGCAATTCTACATGTTGTTCATGTTCTTTTGCCCATGCTTTATGTGAAGTATTGAATAGACATATTTTATAACGTTTTTTATATTCTTTTGGAGTCATATCATTTGGAAATTTTGCACCTATATTGTAATTATAGGCAGTGGTTGGAGGCCAGAAATCTACCATTTTTTTGCGATGACATTGATAAAATATGAGTTTATCGAAAGATGGATATGAAAAGAATGCTTCCTTTTTTGTTTTTAATAAATTTTCATACATTTCATATCCAGCATCATTATCCCAAGCAACAAATGAAGAATTTATAGGAGTTGTTAAATATCCATAATTTAATTTTGAGGCCAATGAATCTCTCCAATAATTCCAAATAAATTTTGGTTTTGGATGATTTTTGTGTATGTATTTTGTTATGTTATTTTGAATCAATATATCTAAATCAAACCATGCCTTTTTACCTGACATGTTAGCATAATCTCCAAAATAACACATTTTTTCTGAAGTGAAAATTTGAGTTCTTGGAAATTCATCGAATGTTGTAGGAATTGGTTTTATTTCAATATCTTTATTTAATCCTTTAGAATTTTCTGTTAAACAATGAAAATTAAAAGAATTATTATAGTGTATTTTTAAAGAATTGAATAATCGATTCACATATTTTGGAGGATATTTATTTCCCCACTTCAAACAAAAAAAATTAGTCATATTTTAGTAGCATAAATATAATTATAGTTATTAATATTTAGTGAGACAATTTATGGATTATCCTTCCCCCACTTTTTGCGCATTGCCGTGGATACATTTATCAACAAGACCCAACGGACATATGAGAGTATGTTGTACTGCGAATGCGTCTGCTGTTCAAGATCCAAATTCTTCCATAAGAACAAAAGCAAATATAAGAAATGAAGATGGCCAATGTGCTAATTTAAATACCACTCGATTATTAGATGCGTGGAATAATGATTATATGAGGCGTACTAGATTGATGATGATGAAAGGTGAACGCCCCCCTCAATGTGAAAAATGTTTTAAAGAAGAAGATGCGGGCCATATTCCTAAAAGAGTTTGGGAAACTAATAAATGGGGAGAAATTTATGATTTAAATGAATTAGTAAAAAACACAAATGAAGATGGATCAGTTGCCCCCAAACTTAGATATATTGACTTACGAATGGGAAGTAAATGTCAATTGGCTTGTGTGATGTGTTCTCCAAATGATTCTTCTGGATGGAATAAAGAGTGGTTAGATTTTTATCCTAAAATAAAAAATGAAAGATTGAAAGATACTAGTCAATGGAAAAAAAATGAAGACGGCGGAACGTATAATTGGCATAAAATGAGTCCTCATTTTTGGGAAGATTTATATGAACAAATACCAAACATTTATCAATTATATTTTGCAGGAGGTGAATCAACTATTATTGACGAGCATTATACCTTACTTGAAAAAGTAATTGAAATGGGCTATGCTCCTAAAATTGAATTAAGATATAATTCAAATGGTATTGAATTACCAGATAAGTTATTTAAGTTGTGGAGTGAATTTAAACATGTAATATTTCATTTTTCAATAGATAGTTGGGGAAAGTATAATGATTATATTCGCTATCCTAGTAGATGGAAAATTATTGAAAAGAATTTAAAATTAATGGATCAGACTGATGATAATATTACAGTAACAACCGCAACAACTATTATGGCATTGAGTATTAATTATCTTCCAGAATTTATATCTTGGAAAGTTCAGCAAGGATATAAGAAAATAAATAAATGGCCTGGGGGAGCAGGAATGATCAATTGTCATTTGGCATATTGGCCACCACAATTAAATGTTAAAATAATACCAAAAGAATTAAAATATAAAATTAGAGAGAAATATGAAGAAGAGTTTTTCCCTTGGATGGAAGATAATTGGAAATTATGTACCGGTGTAGAAAATATAGAATTTGATGATTGGGCAAATTCATCCTATGGAATTAAAAGATATGAAGGACTATTAAATTTCATGGATGATGAAGATTGGTCTGAAAGACTTCCCGAATTTCAAGAATATATTTCACATTTAAATAGATTAAGACCACATAAACAATTTGAAAAAGTTTTTCCAGAATTATGTATAGATATGATGAAATAAAAAGTGTTCATATTGAACCTACTCAGGGATGTAATGCCGCTTGCCCCCAATGTGACCGTAATATAAATGGTGGTAAAGATAATCCCTATCTCACAAATGCAATGTTAAGTTCTATGGATTATTATGAAATGTTTCCTTGGCATTTTGTAGAACAGTTGGACTCTATGTATATGTGTGGTAATTTAGGTGATCCATGCATAAGCAATTATGCAATCGAGGGATTTAGATCTTTTAGAAATGCTAATCCCAATATGTGGTTAGGTATGAATACCAATGGAGGCGCTAAACCAGAATATTTTTGGGAAGATTTAGCAGATATAGATGTAGTTGTAACATTTAGTATAGATGGTTTAGAGGATACTAATCATTTATATAGGCAAAAAGTTAAATGGGAAAGAGTAATGGAGAATGCCAAAGCGTTTATTGATCGAGGTGGTCATGCTAAATGGGATTTTATAGTGTTTAAACATAATGAACATCAGGTAGATGAGGCAAGACAATTGGCGATGGATATGGGCTTTGAAAAATTTCAAGTCAAAAAAACAGGACGTTTCTTTTCGACTGTTCAACATAAAGGTAAAGACGCCCATCAAGCAACAAATCGAAAAGGCGAAAATACTCAGAAGTTAGAAAAACCCAGTTTAGAGTTTGTTAATGTTGCACTAAAAAAAGAAAAAGATTTAGTTGCTGAACATGGTAGTATGGATGCATATTATGATACAACACCTATTAATTGTAAAGCAATAGATAAGAAGGAAATATTTGTTACGGCAGAAGGACATGTGTTTCCTTGTTGTTGGACAGCGGGACAACAATATAAATGGTATTGGAAACCCCGCGAAGCACCTATTTGGAAATTAATAGGAGATTATGAAAATATCAGTCTCAGAAAACATACTATAAAAGAAATAGTTAACGGCCCGTTTTTCAAAGCCATAGAAGACTCTTGGTCATGTTCCAGTGTTAAAGATGGAAAACTTAAAGTTTGCGCTAACAAATGTGGAATAGGATTTGATGCATATAATGAACAATTTTTATAATGTGGAATAAAAATACCATAGAATGGATTGATATAGAACTTACTAGTTTTTGTAATATTAAATGTCCAGGATGTCTTCGTCAAGAAATGCATGATAAAGTTGGACCATTACTTAATAAGTCTTATATTAAATTTGAAGATTTAAAAAAATGGATTCCGAAAGGATATTTACCCAATTTGAAAATTATAAATTTTTGTGGATCAGTCGATGAACCCACTACTCATCCGGAATTTATAGACATAGTAGATTATTTTTTAGATTTTTCAGATGTTAATGTTGCTACTAATGGATCTACTCGAACTATTAAATTCTGGGAAGATCTGGGTAGAAGAAAGTTATCTGTATTTTTTGGTCTTGATGGAACAGATCAAAAATCATTGGAAAAATATAGAATTGGATCTAATTTTAAAAAGGTGCAGGAAAATTATAGAGCATTTATAGGTGCGGGCGGCAATGCAACATGGCAATTTATTGTATTTGATCATAATGAACATTTAATAAAGGAGGCAGAGAATATGTCTAAAGTTGAAGGATTTAAAAGATTTAGAAAAATATATTCACATAGAACAGGTAGTGGAGAAGTGAAATGAGTGAAGAACATCTAAATGCCAATAATGCTAAGTTTAAATTAGGAAAAGATTTCAAAACTAAAGGATTTTGTTTAGAATGGGAAGATGATATTTTACCTAAATGCCCTATTAAAGATGGTTCAGAAGAAAAGATTTCTAAAATTAGTCAAAGAATTGATAATGGAGAATTTGATTTAACAAATTTTAATGTTCATGATACAGAATTGACTCATTTTATAGGATATTTACAAAATCATGATTTTACAGAAAAACAAATTATACCATTTTTGCATACATCTTGGCATAGACGTAATGGCGATTATCTTTATATGGGGCAAGATAATAAAGAGCGATATGATAAATTTCAAAATTCCAGTTACGGCAAATATGTACTGGATATGTGTGGATATACAGAACAATTTGAGAAAATTAAAATGATTCATGATGGCCAAGATTGGCCATATACATTATCAAAAAAACAAATAAATTATTTACAGACTGAATGTGAAGAAGTGCCTTGGTATAGACATAATAGTTGGGGATTTAGGTCTGATGAATTTGATTTTGACAATAAAGGTGATAGTATTTTAATATTAGGATGTAGTTATGTTTATGGTATAGGTTTAGCAGAAAAAGATCGTTTTTCTAATATACTTAGTAAAACTTTGGGATTAAAAAACTATAATGTAGGTTTATCAGGAGGTAGTCATGATCAAGCATATCTTTTTAGTCAATATTTAATACCTCTTTTAAAACCGAAACATGTAGTATTTTTAGGTCCTAATATTACTCGTACTTTTCATTTTAATGAAAATTTATTTAAATATCTTATATTAAAGGGTTTTGAATCTAATTGGAAATTGGCGCTCCAGAAAGAGCCTTACTGGTGGGAAGATGTTTCTTTTATTCAACATAAAACTGAATATACTGACTTATTTGAATTTGATATTTGTACAAATCCGTTCGGATCTCATCAGGGTGAAGAGGGGGATATATATTTTGATCAATATGTAAAACAATTGGTTAATCATATGTCCAGAAATATATATATGAATAAATTAAATGCATCAAGAAATATTAATGCTGTTAAAGGTGTTTGTTATGAAAATAAGGCTTCCTTTCATTATTTTTTGGCTGATGATTATGAGATACCTTTTAATAAAGTAGATGCACAGATAAATGTTACATCAATTAGTGAGATGGCAGAAATGATAGAGAATTTTGTTGAAGATGGAAAACAGGCTACGAGAGAACAAGTAATTGAATACATTGAAAAAAATAAACTTCCTTCTGCTTATGATGATTATGCAAGAGATTTAAGTCATCCTGGAAAAAAGTCAAATCAATGGCTAGCAGATTATTTTTTGGATAGTATAAAGAAAGTAATATGATAGAATGTAAATATGGAAATCAAAAAAGAATATTTATAAATCATGTTGGTGAATTAATACCGTGTTGTTATGTAAATGCTGAATCATTAAATATGGCGGCTGGACATCCCCCAAAAACATTGTTTGGTGAATTTAATGCAAAATATAATAATAGTTTGTATAGTCAAACAATACAAGAAATATTAGATGGCCCGTTATTTAATGGTATTATAAATTCATGGAGTTCAGATGAGCCTGTTAAAAAATGTAAACAGACATGTGAATTAAAAAATAGAGACACTTTTATAGATAAAAAAAATGAATAAAGAATATAGTTACGCAATAGATAATTGTGCATTGCCGTGGTTAATGCTTGACTTTCAATTTCGTTGGGAAGACATTTTACATGAAGTTGAACAATTAGATGAATGGATACCATATAGAGAAAGTAGTGGAAAGAATTGGTCTAGTTTAGCATTACATGGAATTAGTGGTGAATTCGGCAGTGTTTATCATGAAGAATTAGAACATGTTAGATATGATTGGACAAGTATAGCGGATAAATGTCCAAAAACAAAAGACTTTTTACAAAACCACGCGGGAATAATATCTCATGAAAGAACAAGATTTATGAAAATTGATCCAGGAGGTTCAATTTTTTTACATAATGATAGAGATATTGAAGACCAACCACTTACCCTTGATATAATGGGTCCAAGTATCCTGCATTTCTCTATTCAACATCCAAAAGGTTGTGATTTTCATGTATCAGGATGGGGCAATATCCCAATTGATAATGGATCTACGTGGCTTTTTTCTAATGTATGGAACCATGAGTGTATTAATAATAGTGATAAGCCACGTTATCATATTCTTACTAATGGATGTAATATGGATTCAGAATTTTGGAATCCTATTGTCAGAAGAAGTTGGAAAAATTTCATAAACGGATATAATAATGTTAAATTCTAATAAAGTATTAAATGAGATAGCTGAAAAAGAAATTTATTTTTGCTATTGGAGAACTTTTTCTGATTGGGAAGATGAGATTGATGATCCATATTTACTTGATCTTGCAGATCAGTTTACAAAATCGAAACTTCAAGGACAATTGGCCAACATTCATGCAAACATATATTACAGTGAAAATAATGATTTACAAGAATGTATCAAAGATGCATTATCTAGTGAGAGGAAATATGCATTAATTCAAAAACCGGGACATCGTCTTAGTCATGATACGTGTTTTTATTTGATTGAACAAGCAGAAGCTTCTCCAAATACAGCTATGCTTTGTCATATTGTTGACAATGATGCTAAAAGTAGAATTCATTTGAATAGAAATTGGTATAGTATACATCCTCAAATGATGTTTTTAAATTTGGAAATTTATAAAGATATTCATTGCCCTGACCTGCACACTTCTAGTATTTTGACAATAGAAGAATTATATGAACCTGAAAGATGTGTTGAAGATTTTCATGATGATTATACACCTCTATGGTTAAAGCCGAGAGATTATAAATTAAAAATGAAAAAAATTGAAAAGGGATCACGTATGGGATGGGGGTGGAACTTTTTAAATACAGTTTTTAAATATGGATATAATGTTGAAGGATTTAATTATAAAATAAGAGAAAGTAAAGAATATTTTTATTTGGATGAAGTACAGCAAGATAAAAAAATGCTTAATGATATGGAAACTAAGGTTAGATATCAAACTTCACTTACAACTAGAGGATATTCTAGTAAATTATATGCATTTAATTCAGAACCATATCCAACAGAAATACCTGAAAATAATTTTTATAACTTATTAGAAAGAATAAATGCACCAAAACAATTTGATAATTATGTGGTATTATCTGCAGGATTTGTTGGAAATCATATTTTAAATACTTTTAATTATTCAGGAAAAGAAAATGTTATATTTTATGATATAAGTGGACCCGCTTTATCTTTTAAGAGATTATTGTCAGAACATTGGAATCTAAAAAAACAAACATTTAAAGATATATTTAATGAATTGGTTGATATAAAATTTAAAGATAATTCAAATAGTGAGGATAGTTTAATAGAATTTTGTGATGATATTATAGAATTTGATGAGTTATGGACAGAAGAATGTACTAGATGGGGAGGATTAGAAAATTTTGTACAACATTGGGAAACATTTGTAAAGAATAGACAACAACATCAATATTGGCGATGGGACATTTTAAATAATTATGAGGGTTGGCAGGTTAATGAAATTAATAATCTCAAAGGAAATACATTTATATGGGTTAGTAATGTTTATGCTAATGAATATGCATTATGGGAACATAAAAATTATTCAAATATTTTTAAGCAATTAAAAAAACTTATTTCTAAGTTAAATGATCAAGTATATGTGTACGGATTTTTACCTGATATTAAATTAGATGATGATGATTCAGAACGAATATATAATAGTTTTGGTCGAAAAGTTTTACAAGGTGAAATATATACAAAAAAGTTTTTACAGGAAAACATAAATATTCCTACAAAAAATTTTTGTATATTGCCGTGGATACATATGACATCAAGTGTGGCTGGTTGGTATCGAGTATGTTGTGACAGTAATAAAAATTTACGAGTGGGTAGTGATTCAAAAGATGTTACATCCCAAGATGCATTACATGCAAATGTTGCTACAATTAAAGATGCATTTTATAGTCCAGAAATGAATAAAATAAGAAAACAATTTTTAAATAATGAAAGACCAAATATTTGTTCAACGTGTTGGAAAAGAGAAGATATGGGAATCGCAAGTTTACGAATTGCCATGAATGGGAGATTTGCGGATAATATTGATACATTTAATTTGAAAAAACCAAAATTAAAATATTTAGATATAAAGTATGATAATAAGTGTAACTTAGCATGTAGAATGTGTAGCGCAGGTAGTAGTGATCAACATCAAAAGGAATTACTCATTCAAGTCAATGATGGTAAACGCATACCAAATCATTTTGATTATGGTGAATATGAAAATAATAATAAGTATAAAAAAGAATTGTCTCATAGATTATCATCTCATGCTGAAAAACCATTTTTAGAACAAGATGTTATTTCCGCTTTACCAGAATTAGAAGTTTTAAAGGTTACTGGTGGGGAACCAACAGTTAATCATAAATTTTTAAATGCAGTTGATTATGCTATAAAAAATGATTATGCTAAAAATATAGTATTAGATTTAACTACTAATGGTACAAAATTTAATTCAGATTTATTAGAAAAAATTTCACATTTTAAATTTTGTCGTTTTAGAATTTCTATAGATGGTACTGATAAGCTTTATGATTATATTCGGTATCCTTTTAATTGGGATATGTTGAATAAGAGTGTTAATTTAATGTTTAGTCATTTTAAAGAAAAGGAATATTTACAAAACAGGGTTTCAGTAGGATTTTCTATAGTTGCTCAACCATATAACATATTTAATTTGGATGATATTTATAAATGGGCAGACGAGTTATATAAAAAATATTATACAAATCTTTCAGAACATGATGGCCCTGATGCAATGATAGATGTGGCTGTTGATTTCCAAATGATACCACAAAGTAGTGAATTGAATTCTGAATTTATTGATCATGATTTATTAAAATTAGCTTTAGAAAAATTTGAAGCAAATACAAAAGAAGTTGTAGGAATTAAACCACGTTTAAAATTCTTTCAGAATTTTGTTAAAAATACAATTATCAATAATATAAAAGATTTAAAACATTATCAATTAAAGAAAACAACTAGATTTTATGATAATATTAGAAATCAACAATATAAAAATCATTTAGCATCAGAGATGATTGATTATTTAGATAATGCACCACCCGCGCCTTGGAAAAAAGAGGATAGTGGATTTTGTATTTTGCCTTGGATGCATTTAAGTACTAGAACTACAGGCAATATGCAATTATGTTGTACAGCTAATAGTAGTAGTGATGATGAACATCCACAAATAGGTTGTAATAGAAAAGATGATGGTCAATTGGTTAATTTAAAACATGATAATTGGAAAGATTATTGGAATACCAATTATATGAAAACTGTGCGTTCAGAAATGCTTAAAGGACATAAACCACGAGAATGTCAAAAATGTTATAAAGAAGAAGAGGTTGGATATAATAGCAAACGTATTTGGGAAAATAAAAAATGGAAGAAAAAATTGGATTATAATTCGATTGTGTGGCATACTAAAGATGATGGAGAAGCACCAGCAAAAATTCATTATGTTGATTTAAAACTAGGAAATAAGTGTAATTTAGCCTGTTCAACTTGTAATCCAGATGATAGTAGTTTTTGGATAAAGGATTGGACAAAAATGAAGAATAGTAATATAAGTTCAGATTTACAAAACAAATTAAGTTGGTCTAAGGGGAAGGATCAAAATGGTGGATATAATTGGTATAAGAATGAACAAACTTGGAAAGAGTTATCAGAGCAACCAATATCAGATGCGTATATATTAGGAGGTGAACCTACAATTATAAACGAATTTAAGGATTTTATTAAAAATTCTCCAAAAACAACAAATTTACGCTTTAATACAAATGCTGAAGAAATTGATGATAAATTATTTTCGATGTTAAAGAGGTTATCATTAGTAGAAATTGCTGTGAGTCTGGATGGTGTTGAGAAGCGTCATGAATGGTTAAGATATCCTAGTAAATTGGATACGACAATGCAAAATCTTATAAAATATAATAATTTTGCAAAAAATAATGAACATATAAAAATTAATATAGACACGACTGCGAGTATTTTTAATATAATGCACATACCAGATTTTATTAAATGGAAATTGACACAAGATGAAATTTCTGAAATAAATAAATGGCCTGAACATGGAGGAATGATAGGAATTCATTTTTTACATAGTCCTAATTTTTTAAGTGTAAAATGTTTAACAAAAGAATATAAAGAAAAAATTTCAGACAAATATAATGATTTTTATAAATGGTTGGAAGAAAATTTTGAATATTATGATCGAGTATTGGAAAAACCAAATGGAATTAAAAAATTAAAATCATTAATTGAATTTATGTGGTCTGAGGATCAATCTAATTTATTGCCACAGACATTTGAATACATACAAAATTTAGAAAATATTAGACAACTTAATTTTAGTATAATTTTTCCTGAATTAAAGGAGTTGTATAATGAATACAAATAATATAAGTTATTGTCCCGTCCCTTGGACTAGTTTTAGTATTAATAATAATGGACAATATCGTATGTGTGTTCAAGCAAATACTCATAGAAAAACTAGAGGAGTTTGCAGAAAAGATAATAATGAAATAATGACAGCTGATAATGCTTCTATAAATGAAGCAAGAAATTGTAAATTATTAAAAGACGTTAGATCATCTATGTTAAAAGGTGAAAGGCATCCAGTATGTCAAAGATGTAATGAGGAAGAAGATGCGGGACAACAAAGTAGAAGAGTTGTGGATAGAAGAAGATATGAGCAGAGGGCATTGCGAGAAGGACAAATTGAATTACAATGTCCTTCGTGGGAAAAGCCTTTAGTTGAAGACAAAACCCTACAGCCTTTTACTATAGATGACGCTAAAAATTTAACAAAATCAGACGGATCTATTGACTTCTCTTCACCTATTTTACATACTGATATTAGATTGGGGAATTTGTGCAATTTAAAATGTAGAATGTGCGGACCGACAGAAAGTAGCCCTTGGAAAGATGATTGGTATAATGCTTTTGGATGGAATAGATTTAGACATGATGCAGCAGATGATAAGTATTTGTATTTAAAAAAGGATAAACAAGGTCAAATATGTATAGATGGTTTTGATCCTTATAGTTGGCATGAACGTGGTGATATTTTTAATCAAATAGTTGAAAATGCCCCTAATATTGAAATGATTCATATTAGTGGTGGAGAACCTACTATAGCGAAAGCTAATTATGAATTATTGCAAAAATTTATTGACACAGGTAGATCTAAGCGTATTGCATTAGATTATAATACTAATTTAGTTAATATACCTGATAAGGCATTTGAATTATGGAAACATTTTAGACTTGTTGAATTGGGCGGAAGTGTTGATGGTATTAAAGATGTTAATGAATATATACGCTTTCCGAGTAATTGGAAAAAAATTGAAAAAACGGTTCATAAGATTGATCAAATTCCAAATATAAATGGATGGTTTACTACAACAGTTCAAGTTTTTAATGTATTGAATATTCCTGAATTAATAGAATGGACAATAGAACAAAATTTTAAAAGATTTAATATAAATGGTAAACATATGTTTTTTAGTATGCACCATTTACATAATCCATTATATTATAATATTAGATGTTTGCCAGAACGAATAAAACTATTAGTTCAATCTAAATATGAAAGTTTTTTAGAAAGGTTTCCCAAATTAATAGAACAGAGAAAGGTGTGGAAACATTATGAGAATATTGTGGATAATGATTATGTAATAGATGTAACAACGAATTGTTTAAATTCTATTTTAAAATATATGTGGGCACAAGATGAATCATATCATATTAGAGAGTTTATTGATCGTACTGAGGCACTTGATAAGTATAGATCACAGAATTTTCGAGAATCTTTACCTGAGATAGCTGAACCAATTTATGCACATTTAAAAAATATAAATTATCCGAGGAAAAAAAGAATTTTAAAAGAGAATAGTATATTATTCAAAGATAAGCACCACGCAATTTTTGATCCAAATTTTCAAAAATCATTAGGTGAATTACCTTGGAAAGAGGAATTTGAAGCTTCGGGATTTTGGGAATGTAAAGAAGAGTTTTTAAAAAATATAGACTCATGGATTAAATCAACAAAATTAAATAAAATAAAAGGATTAGACAAATTCAAACAAAAGCATATAATTATAGGTACTACTCAAGCACTTGATGAAAGTTATTTTAGATATAAAGATAGAAGATTGAGATTTTATCGAGGGGAATATCATTATCATAGAAGAATCTTTAATGAATGGGAATTTATAGATACGGAATATCCCCACGACGATATTCAAGAACCAATACAAAAAAATGATTGGGTTATAATTAGTATGCCATTTTGTGGAAATGGGAATCAAGTTCCATTTTTACAAGAAACTCTCGATTCATGTTTAGAAAAAGATGTACCAGTACTTATTGATTGTGCGTGGTATGGTACATGTTATGATATTACTATAGATGTTAATCATCCTGCCATAAAAGAAGTGTGTTTTAGTTTAAGTAAAAGTTTGGGATTAGGTCATTCGAGGATAGGAATTAGATATAGTAATTTTACTGATGGTACAATTGCTGTAACAAATGATTATAATCATTTAACATTATCAATGGCGCATATAGCGAATCATCAAATGAATAATTTTTCATGTGATTTTATACCTAATAAATATTTAAACTGGCATAAAGAACTTTGCAAAGAATTTAAATTATATGAAACAAAATGTATGCATGTAGCGTTAGGTCCACGTGAATTCCCTTGGATTTTAACACCTGGAATAGAAATGTGGCACGGATTTGAAAAAATGCCAGAATGGAGAGCTCTTGGTAAAGGTAATAGAGATTTTTTAGATGATGAAAAATACGTTAAAATTGGAATACGTGAAGCGTTAAAAGCAAGGAGACGGGGAGAATTATGAGGGAGCAAATTAAGAAAATATTTTGCCCAGCACCGTTTTTACATACTTATACGAGTATGGGAAATAGTGCTTTTAAATTATGTTGCATGAGTGATATCATGGACAGAATTGATACGCCAGCAATTCGAGAGGGTGATACTGTTGCAAATCAGCAAAAAAAGTGGTGGACAAGTGATAAAATTAAAACTGTTAGAAAGGCTTTTTTAAATAATGAGTGGCCTGTTTTAGAAGATGGTTCACATCCTTGTAATTATTGTAAGCATTATGAAGAAATTGGTGCTGAAAGAGAAAGTGCTAGAATTGATTTTATAAACAGATATGCACCAGAAGGTATTACGATGGATAATATGGGATTTAATGTTGAAACAGGAAATATATATGACCATCCAATAGACATAGATTTGCGACCAGGAAAATTATGTAATGCCAAATGTCGATCTTGTAGTAGTATTTGGAGTAGTAAAATAGAAAAGGAAGTTTTAGATAATTATGATTTATTAGAAGGTACATATTGGGATATGTGGACTGATAATCCGTGGCAAATGAAAATGGCTGAATCTATTGATTGGGATCAAGATAATTCTCGATTATATGATAATTATAATCTTGAAGGTGTCCGTTGGTTAAAAATGTCTGGAGGAGAAACATTTATAGATCCAAGTTGTATAAAAATATGGAAACAGTTAGTTGAACATGGTGATGCTAAAAATATACAACTACATTTAATTACTAATGGTACAGTTTGGCCTAAGAAAGTTATTGATCTTCTTTCTCAATTTAAAGGGTTACAATTACGGTTTAGTGTTGATGGATTGGGAAAAGTTTTTGAATATTGTAGAACAGGATGTGAGTGGAAAAAAGTTCATACTAATTTCTTAAAAGCGTGTGAATTACCAAATATTAATAGTATAGGATTTAATAGTGTAATAAATGTATATAATATTTTCCATATTTACAATCATGTTGCATGGATGATAGAGCAAAGCCGTAGATTTGAATTTATAGATCCACCGGCACTACATCCAATAGTTGAACCAATGCATTTAAATATACATTGGTTAGATGATGATCATAAAGATTTTATTAGAAGTGAAATAGAGAGAGTAATATATGATTATAATATTAATGAAGAAGAACAAGAATGTTTTCAGCAAGTATATTCAGATCTTAATAAAGATGTAAGTCATTATAGAAAAGATTCAGAATTTGTAGACAAGTTACCAGATGATCTTGAAAAAAGAGGTGATAGATGGATGTTACCTAATATAAAATATAATAAAGAGCAATTTATTAAACATACCAGATTAGCAGATAAATTAAGAAAAACGAATGTTTTAGATATTACACCACAACTTGAACGATATTTAATATGATTAATTATGGAATTAAAAAGAAAATATTTTATTTGTTGGATTGACAATTCAAATAATGTTGATCCTGTTGTTAAAGGTCTTCATAAAAATTTAACAGAATATTGGTTTTTGGAATTAGATTGGCAAGTAAATCCCCAACCTTATCCATATCCCCCGCCGTCTTCATATGAGAAGTCTTTTAAACTTTTTGGTACTTATGTTGAAGCTCTTGAATTTTTAAAAACAAAATCAGTTGATCATGCAATAATAATAAAAGTTGGACATGATTTAGAAACAGAGGATGATTCATTTATACAAGAATTAGATCAAGATATTATAGATAATGATGTTTTTATAGGAGATCAAGAATTATATTATTTAAATGTTAAACAATGGAAATCTAAAGGATGTCCTTTATTATCAAAAATAAAAGAAAGAAGAGAATTTAGTTCTCAAATTAAAAAAACTCTTACTTATATAGCTGATCAATATGATGTTTATAATTTTATAAAGGATAGTACATTTTCAAACTTTCTTCCTTGGAATACGGAGCCAATTTTACCTAAAGAAAATTCACCATCTATTCATTCTCATCATTTTATAAAAGATGTATCTGTATTTTATACAGTAGCTTGTGGACTTAATCATTTAAAAATTTTAAAAGATACAGGTTATACTAAAGACTTGAAATTAGTATTTTTTGATAGTAATGAATATTCATTATATATGATGAAACAAATACATGAAAATTGGAATGGATTAAATTATAAAGATTTTATTAGTAGTGTAGATGTTTTGGATGGAGCTAGTGAAATAAAAGATGGGGAATTTGAAAAGTATACTGATTATTTTGGAGGAATGCAGAGTTGGTTATCCTGGTTTAATGAATTTAAAGATAATGTAAACTTATATTATGATCATGTAGATTTATTGGATTCAAGATTTTCTATTCATGATTTTATTTCTAAACATGATGAGGATGAAAATTCGGGCACAAAATTGATGTGGTTAAGTAATATTTTTCAATATCGACCCACTGCAGTATATATGGGATTATATTATAGATGTACTAAGCAAATTGAATTATTAAATAAATTAAATGATATTGATAATTTTTATGTCCGACGTGGAGGAATACCAGTAAATCAAGTTGGACATTGGTTAGAAAAAGATAAATTTTTAATTAAGGAATTTTTATGAGACGTGAAATTCATGAAAAAATAAAATATAAAAAGGGATTTCATTGTCCCGCCCCATTTATGCATACTTATGTAAACGCATCAAAAGATTCAATTAAGATGTGTTGTGAAGCACGCTTCACGAAAGCAAAGTTTAGTGAAAAATCTTCAGGAATTCCTGCAAAAGAAAGATTGAAGGAGTTTTTTTATAATGATAAACAACTTTTGGAAATAAGAGAAAAATTATTAAAGGGGGAAGAACCGCTTGAATGTTTTGTATGTGGTGATCGAGAAAGAAAGGGATGGTCTAGTGATAGACAAGAATTTATAAAACGAGACGGCCATGTTACTCCAGATTTAAAATATGGAAATCGAGATAAACAACCATTGGCATTAGATATTCGTCCTGGTAATGTTTGTAATTTAAAATGTCGTATGTGTGATCCAGGAAATAGTACAGAAATATATAAAGAATTAGAACTTCATCCGGTGTTATATCAATATTACATGGGTAGACCTGAAGGAAAAATTTCAAATAATATGGATATTAATAATTTTCTTTCTGATATTGATTTTACACTTATAGAGAGATTAAACATATTGGGTGGAGAACCTACAGTAGATCCAGATTCAATAGCATTTTTAGAGAAGTTAATTGAAGAAGATAATACAGATTTACATTTAAATATCACTTCTAATTGCACAAATTTTAATAAACATTGGCAATTATTTAAACAATTTAATAAATTAAATATTTGCGCGAGTTTAGATGGTATAGGAAAAACATATGAGTATATAAGAACAAATGCCAAATGGAACGCAGTATTACAAAATATTAATGAATTACAAACTCTTCCCAATCTTACACATCTTTCAATTAACATGGTTGTACAAATGTATAATATTTTTGATGTAAAAGAATGGGCAAGATATTTTTATAATATGAGAAAAGAAGGATATCCTGAAGGGCGTGCATCTGTTGGAGCTGCATATATTCAGGCGTGTGAAGATCCACCACATTTTCATCCTGCTATTTTATTTGAAGAAGATAAAAAATTTATAATAAAAGAAATCAATGATTTAATTAAAGAAGAAAATATTAAAGATGAGGAATTTATAGAAAAAACATTAACTCCTGTTCAAACATGTTTAAATGATCCAATATGGGATTTATTTTTACCAACTGTATTTCCTACTATTAAACCAAATAGTGTAGAGGAATTAAGACATCATTTTAAAAAACATACAAGAATACAAGACAAAATTAGAAATACAAGTGCTGCGGAAAGTTTACATCCACGAATTAAAAAATATTTAATATGAATGATTTTACTAAAATTCCATTTGATGATATACAACTTGTAGGAACAAAAACCATGTTACATCATGATACCTTTACTGTGTCATGGTTATTAGGAAGATTTTGTAATTATCACTGTTCTTATTGTTGGCCATACGCGAGATCAGATAAGAAAGATCATAGACCTACAGAGTTGTGTTTAACAACAATAGATGAAATAAAACGTCAGGCGAGAGAACAAGGATTTAATTCATTTAATTGGTCTTTGTCTGGTGGAGAACCAACATTTCATCCTGGATATTTGGATATATTAAAATATCTTGCAGATGATAAATATTCTAAGAGACAGAGAATACATATGACGTCAAACTGTTCAAGAAAGATGAAATGGTTTGAAACATATATCAAATATGCTAAAAAATTTGATAGGGCTTCAATAACCGCATCTGCTCATTTTGAACATTTAGATACTGAAAAAAAGATTGAAGAATTTACAGACAAATTAGTATATTGTCAAGATAATGGTGTAAGAATTACTATTAATATGGTAATGATACCTGAGAAATTTTGGACATTAACAGATCATGTTTTATATTTTAAAGAGAGGGGTATTCATACAACTTTAAAACCCCAATCTAATCCTACGGCGACAAAAGTAGTAGATGGATATACTAAAAGTCAGTTAGACATATTGCATAATGAGTCTCAAACCCCACAAATGGAAATAGAGTTAATTGATTCGAAAGGGATTGTGCATGAAATGGATCAAGCCGAAAGATTTAATGCGTTTAATTTTAATGAATTCAAAGGCTGGATCTGTTCGTCGGGATATCGTAGTATTATTATACGCGAGCCTTGTGGGAGCATTAAGCGGTCATATTCTTGCTCTGATATACCTTTAGGAAATATTCAAACTGGATTTAAATTATTTGACAAACCTATGCCATGCATTACTGATAATTGCGTGAGTTCTGCTGATAGTAAAATACCAAAAAGAAAAGTGGGTGTACAATTACCACTATGGCCAGGAGATACAACGTATGAGTTTTGAATTATTTAATACTCTAACAGCATATGGGGATCAAGTTAAATTAAACATATATCAAAATTCGAAGACTATGTTAGAAAGATTAATCCAATTTGATGATAATTGGACAAAATATAATCCTAGAAAACATATAAATCGTTGGGGATTGAGTGTAACTAATTTAGACGGCAATTTAGGACCTGGGCCTGATTTAGATAGTTTATATGAGTATAATAAAGAAAATAATACAAATATAACTGAATCTGATTTTATTGTACCAACACCTGTTTATGATGTATTAAAATTATATTGTGATCCTTTTAAAGAATGGTTATTTAGATCTCATATTTTAAAATTAAAACCAGGCGGATTTTTTCCAAGTCATGTAGATAATATGGGATCTACAATAGATAGTTTTAGATTAATTGTCCCTTTACTAGTATGTAATCCGTTAGATGGGGGATATTTTATATATCAATATGATAATGTATTACATTGGAATTATGGTAGTTTATATTTTTTAAATACTTGTAAACGGCATACAATATTTAATGCCAATGATGAGGATGATCATATTGTATTAATAATGAATATTAAATTAACAGAAGAATCTGTGTCAACAGTAACAAATCTAATAGAACCATGAATTTAATTAAAAAAGAATTAAATTTATCCGGAGTCAATTTAAAAATATATGAAGGTCCTATAGGTATAAGTTGTAGCGGCGGAGCTGATAGTTCTTTGCTTTTATACTTTTTAATGAAATATTCTAATGATAAAATCTATATTTTATCTACTGGAAATAAAGCAAGACAATTTAAAAATGTTACAACAACTAATAATGTTATTCAAAAATGTATCGAATTAACCGGAAATATAAACATAGAACATCATAGTACATTTTGTGACCATCAAACATTAAGTAATATATTTGATAAATTAGATTATTATAGAAAAAATAAATTAATAAATATTTTCTATACAGGAATTACTGCTAATCCACCAAAATCTATTACTGATACATTTATAGAAGAAGTTACAGAAGTAGACAGAAATCCTACTATTATGAAAGACGTTTTACGTAATAATAATAAAGCATATACACCCTGGATTAATATAGATAAAAAGAAACTAGCCCAAATATATAAAGAATATAATTTAATAGATAGTTTATTTGTATATACTAGATCATGTGAATGGGAAGCACAAAATGTTAAAGACCCAAAATTAGGACATTGTGGTATATGTTGGTGGTGTCAGGAAAGAGCATGGGGATTTTCAATATAAAACCAATCACTAATCAACTACATAGCAAACTCCAAATATTTTGTGATAAATGTAAAGACTTAGGATATACAAATAACTCATCCTTTAAGTCTATGAAATTAGAATGGTGTAAAGATTGGGGAGAATATTATTGTGCTATCAAGGATGATGAAATTGTTGCGGTTGGAGGTTGTCATCCCTTACCAGAAATAAACGAAAATGGTTGGAGGATTAATTTTCGAGGATGTGAATTACCCGGAGCAAGTCCTTATAAAGGCCTGAATAAAGGTAATTGGAACACAATAACTTGGAGAGATTTTATTCCTGTTTTCATAGATTACTGTCCTACAGATAATTTGTATATAACAACAAACATTTCCAATGAACATAGTGGTAAGGCATTACGAAATCATAAATTAATGGGTTTATTAGCAAAACAAGGAATACTCGATAAAGTATCTGATACTATATTATATTATACAGAACAAACTATATGGAAATTAAATGTACAAGAATATGTTAAGCGAAGGAGTTTTTGTTAAAAGTAGTGGTACAACAGGAATACAAAAACATATTTTTAGGACTCCAGAAAATTTAAAGGCATGTAATAAGATTGCAATAGAAAGTCAAAAAATATCAAAGAATTCTAAAATCTATACCGTATGTAAAATGGAACATGCAGGAGGATTATTAGCACAAACATTACCAGCAATTAGTATTGGTGCAGAAGTAACTGTTGAACAATTTAATGCGTATAGATTTTCTAAAGAAATTAACAAATACACTCATACTCATTTAGCTCCAGATCATGCAAAAGCAATTATTAAAACAAAAGGATTTAAGGATTTAAATTTAAAAGGTATATGGATTACTTGTGGTTCCAATCCTGTTGAATGGCATATTATAGAATCATTTGTAAACAAAGGAGCAACATTTATGGCAAATTGGGGTATGAGTGAAATAGGACCCTTAACAATTAATAAAGTGTTTTATAATTTGGATCAAATACAAGAAGTTAAAAGAAAAGAAACAATATTGGGTGATACGTATTATTGTGATTGGAAGATTGAAGATGGTAAATTATTTGTAAGGGGAGATACGTGCATTTATAATGATTGGTATAATACAAATGATTTAGTTTATTTAATTGAATCCCACTATAATAATAATAGAATGTATTATGATGGTAGACTTATTTGAACATGATAAATTTTTATTCATTGCATTTGAACAAGGTGCGGGTGGACATAGATTAGGCAGAAACCTTGCTAATGATAATGATGACGTATATTGGTATTCTTGTAAAGAAAATGGTATAGTTCCACTTGATACATCAATCAATGAATATTCAATATCACGCAGATTAGTTGCTCCAAATCATTTTGATAGAATGATAGACGGCAAAATGTTACCCCCATTATTTAATGTAATTGAACCTTACTATAATGATATTGATGAATATTATCCATTATTTGAAAAACTGTTTGAGGCACGAGGTGGTTTAGAAATAATGGAAAGTGGAAAATATATAATGTATCCTGTGCATGTAACAAAGTCAAAAATAAAAGCAACGTTTCCTAATGCTAGGATAGAAGAAATAATACCAAATGATATAAATGTTGTTGTTGAGCATTATTTAAAAACTACTGCAAACTTTCCAGCTTATTTAAACTTGTCAGATTTTAGACCAAATTATCTCACATCTCATGCAAAAAGATTAGAAGAAAATAAAGATGCAGTTATGCGTGATTTATTTGAGGGTACAGATGAAGAATATAAAATGTATGTATATGAAACTCTTAAAAATTTGATAGAGATAAGAAAAAATGATTGAATTTTTAGATTTACCAGGCCCACCTTGTTTTTTAGATACTGAATCAATAAAATTAAAAGAAAATATTTGGCCAGGAAATAAAGAAATATACGGAATTTATTATTGTGAAGATGAGTTAACAAATTTTCTAAAACATTTATTTCCTGAATGTGATAATTTCAAGTATCAAATTTTAAGAAATGGTATACCCAAACATATTGATGTTGATAGGACTACAAATTATAATTATATTTTACAAGCAGGTGGCAGCAATGTAGAAACTGTGTGGTGGGACAAAGGTAAAGAACTTTATAGAACATGTATACCAGAAAAAAAATGGCACAAGTTTAATGCTGGTATAGAACATTCAATAGAAAATATTGAAACTGAAAGAGTGGGAATATCGATATTTAAATATGAACCAGATGCTGGATGGTGGTATTATCCTGAAGAGAAAATATGACACTAAAACAATATCAAGCACCGCTTAATGAAGATGATGTATTCATAAGTTTATCAACAGAACATGTTACATGGAAAAATTTACATAACATGTTAGATGAAAAAATTGAAATTTTAAAAAAACACGGATTGGGACCTCATGTTGTTTTTGTAGTAGCTGAAGAAGTTAAAACTCTGGATGATATGTTATGGATTCTTGCTAGTATAAAAAATGGTGGATCAGCTAGTCAAGCTTCAGCAGATCAATCAAATATAGAATTAGATTCTTTAATTGGTGACAGTAATGCCAGTTGTGTTATACGTTCAAATAAAATTAAAATGTTACATGAACCAGATAGTGAGGGCAAAATTCCTTCCACATTATTACACCCCAATGAGATGTATAGAGGAATGACTAGTGGTACTACAGTAAAACCTATATTTGAATTATGGCCATTTTTTTGGGATTATGAGGATCATGCTCAAGCTAATGTTAATGGGGAAACATTGAGGGGTTGTACAATGGGTTCTATGACCGGACATTTGAAAGAAGTATCCCCTGAACTTTTTAATAATAAAAGACCCATAATGTTACAAAATGGAGGATTTGAATCAACCTATCTTGTTTGGAATTTAGCTAGAGCTTATTATACAGGCGGAACAATTCATTTTATAAATGAAACAGTGGATAATATTCCAGAACAATTTCAAAAAGTGAAACCAAATCTTGTGGCGTCTTATCCTAATGCTGTAAAAAGATTACTTGATGCATGTCCTGATGATTTTGATTTTGAGGTAGATTATTGGGAATTTGCTGGAGGGCATACGGGAGAAAATATTATTAGAGATATTGAGAAAAAGTTTAAATGGAAAGTAATTTATAATGTAATGGCGAGCACTGAAGCGGATTGTCATACAAGATCTGAATATAGGCCAGGAGATTCATTAGATAATTTTTATGGTTTTTATAAAACTTATTATTGGGGAGAATTAAAAGTAGATGATGGGGGCGTATTGTGGTACAAGTATGGACTTAATGATTGGATGACTGATGGTGATAAAATGAAAATTGCGAACGGAAAATGGTATTATGATGGTAGAGTTTTTGATGATGTAATTTTTATGAAAGATGGCGTAAAAGTTTACACAGGATTAGTAGAGGCTCAAGCATTACTAGAACCAGGAGTTAATGAGGTATCAAGTTGTTCTCGTGATGAAATACATTATGTAATTTATACAGGATCGGCTGATATTAATAATCTTGCTAAACGGTTTGAAGAACTTCAAAAATATAAACGTCCGCATAATATATATCATGTTACTGAAAAATTGTATTATGGTGGAAAAACGAAACATCAAAAATCAAAATTAGTAAGTTTGTTAGATGATTTTCCTAATGAAATAATATCAACATTGAGTATTAAACCACATAGTGAAATATAAATGCAAGTATTAGAATTTACAGATTTAGAATTAAAATCAGAAATACAGAAAGTATTAAAACATGGCTATACTTTTTATCACGAACAGAATTTAACTCAATCTCAATTAGTTAATTATTGTAGGCGTATAGGAAATACAGACGATGATGTGTTGGGTTACATGCCTTTTAATCCAAAAGATAATCCAGATATATCGAGAGTAATGTATAAAGGTTTGTTTGGTATGGCAGATTTAGAGTGGCATGGGGATGGTACTATGATACATATAGGAGATTTTAAAGAAATATTAACTGCTTTGTATTGTGTGGAAGAATGTCGTGATACTGTTTTTAGTTTATTAGATCAAAGAAGATCTTTTTTAGATTTACCTAATAATGAAAAAGATTACTGGCGTACTGTTGAAATACAATTAAATAATTTTAATTATGGCGTATTCGGATCTATAGATGACGCACAAAAGGATCGGGCTGACCGGGAAGCAATTGGGAACATGATGGCGCATGAAGTGAAATACACAATGGCCGGCAAGGATAATGAGATTGCTGTTGTGAAAGATTATACTATTCCGGCACATCATAAGGGAGATGAACGCATGTCAATTGTGAATGTTCATCCAATTGGTGGAGAAGAATTTTTATATTGGCAACCATCTTTAACAGAAAAGGCATGGAAAAATGGAAAGTTGATAGATGTAAATATTATAAAAGATAAACTTAAAAAAATATTAGATAGGTCAATATATCAAAAACATTTTGTATTTAAAAAGGGAGATTTATTAATTATGGATCAATTGTATACTATACATAGACGTTCACATGTTGTGAATAAGTCTAGAGAATTATGGAGAGTCGCATTTGATTACACAACTATTATAAAGGAATAAAATATGACTTGGCTTGATGAAGTTTATAGTAAAAGTGTTGAAGAATTATATAAGGATTGGGATTATCACGCTTGGACAATGAAGGTCGGTTGGATGGAAGGTCCTATACGTTATGCATGTGATTGGGTAAAAAGGAATTTTGAATTAGGTACTGAAATAGCAGATGTTGCATGTGGTAATGGTCAGATTGGTATTGGTTTTAATAATAATGATTATATTATAGATGGATATGATGTTAATCAAAAAATGATTGATACATTTGAGGCGACTAATTATCGTGACATAATTTTGCATGATATGAAAGAATTTCCATTACCAAGAAAATATAAATGTATAACAATTATTGGAGGATTTAACAAATCACATCTTCAATCAGATACAGCAAAATTCTTTTCAGATTCTTTAGAAAAAAATGGAATGATGGTAGCATCAGTATCAGCTCATGGAAATGATGATCCTCTTACAGCATTTGGATGGAGAGATCAAGAATATTTGGATATTATTTCTTCGGAAAAAGTTGATTCTATACTTACTGAAGATGAAGGACAACAAAGACATTTTATGACTGTATTTAAAAAACGTTAAGAAAGAAATATGAATAATTTTGATAATATTTTATGGATGCCAGTCGACATTCCAAAATATCAATATAAAAAAGATCTTATAGATAATTTTGTTGGTGACTCACCGCCGGATGATGGAACAGGTGCTCAAGCATTTCAATATCAAAAATTTACTACAACAAATAAAAATTATAGTAAATCATCGTGGATTGAAGAATCTTCTCTAACAAAATATATTGATAAAAATTTACCAATTGATCATTTAGTTAATGTTAGAATTAATAATTATTTAAAAGCTACTGAAATGCATATTGATTTTTTAACACCAGATAAAAACGCAGATTTATGGAAACATGAAAAAAGTTTACAACCATGTGGCTATCGAATGACAATACAATATGATAACAATATTAAAAATCCTTATATTCAAAAAAATAATGGAGAAACAGTTTTAGCTAAAATGCCAATAGATACTGATTGGTGTGTTATACGAAGTACAGATACAACTCATGGTGGTAATTATGATCCTGATAGATTTATACTTTTTACTCATTTTTGGGTTAATAAACAAAAACACTATGAAATTTTAAAAAGAAGTATCAACAAATATAAGGACTACATTATATACGAAGAAGAATAGAAATGTCAGTAACAACCATAGTCATATTCACAAATATTACAGGAACTACTTATTCAACTGTCGTGGAAGCAAAGATGGCATTTGAGAAGGCGAATCCTCATATAGTTAATACATTCGATGCGGAGCTCTCCCAATCTAAGACTTTAGGAATTAATACGAAATTTAAAAAAGTAATAGAAGGCGCTGGAGTAAAAGAAATTAGGACGATAGCGAAAGGGGGCGACGAGATAGATGATTCCTGGAATTCTTATCTGTATGAAAAACACATACAAGAATTGACAGTCGACAAAACTGGTTTTAAAATTACTAGAACATGGACTGATGAACGATGGGCAATTGTTCAATCAATTCCAGTTCCTGTAGTAGGAAACGGATGGAATCGAATAGAAATTTAAACTTTATATAAATATAAATGTAACCATATAAATAAAAGGAATTTAAAATGTCTGCAAGACTTATTATAACTTTTCAAAAATCTTTTTCAAAATTAGATTTTTCATCATTTGAAACTTTATCTGAGGCTTTAGCAATGTTCAGTGATGACATCGAAGCCGCCAAAGGACAGTATCTACTGGCATCTGACAATGATATAAATGATGATCTAGAAAATGGTGATTTAGTAGTAACTGACGAGCTTACGCAAAATGGAAATGGATTTCAAAAAACATTTATATTTTCTGACAAAAGATGGGACCAAATAAAAGATGAACCTCTTGATACATTGCCTGCGGGAATTGGGTGGACTAGAACAGTAGAGAAAGCACATTATATTATAAGTGAGACAGGTATTCCTGATGCAAATGACTATGCAAAGAGAGTATGTGATAATTGTCAAATTATATTTAATAATGAAGCTAAAGAAGTATTTCCCGTATAAAGAATTATAAAAATTATGTTTGAATTGTTGATGTGGACTATATTGGGTTCACTTTATGGATTATTTATAGGCATAATTCCCGTTTCAGGGCCCACCAAAGCATTAATAATGCTGTTTAGTGTTGTAAATCATTTTTCACATATACCATATGAATTTGTCGCATTTTCTATGGCAGCGGTTGTTGCGTGCACAATAGGAGATAGTTTTTCAGGAGTTTATATTGGAATTCCCGGATCTAATTCTTCTGCGGCGACAATGGTTGATGGATTCCCACTCACCAAAGCAGGACAAAGTTCTTACGCAATTAGTTTAGCATTAACCACTAGTGGTATACAAGGTATTATTTGGTTTGTTCCATTTCTTATTGTTCTTCCATTATATGAATATATTTTACAATATATGAAAGTTCCTGAGATGTGGGTTATTATATTGTTTAGTTTTTTGAGTGTAAGTTTATTATCAAGTAATAAACCATTAAAAGGTATTTTAGCAGTAATTATAGGTGTTGGTTTAGGATCAATTGGTTCTGATGTTACAGGAAATCCAAGATTTACATTTGGAATGGAATATTATCTTTATGACGGTATAGGTATTGCAGTATTGGCATCAGGATTATTTTGTATTCCAGAATTATATACATTGTGTAAATTTGATATGAAATCTGTTAAAGAAAATAGTGACTTTAAACAAATAAAAAAAGGTATAATTGATGCAATACGTTTATGGAAACATGGTTTTGTTGGGGGATTAATTGGGTTTTTCTATGGACTATTGCCGGGATATGGTGGTGGCGGATCAGAATGGATTTCTTATAGTATAGCGACAAAAATGAAAAGGGTATTTTCAACTCCATTTGGTAAGGGCGCGCCAGAAGGTATAGTCGCACCAGAAGGAGTTAATAATGCCGGCAAGGCAGGAGCATTAATACCCACTATTCTCATAGGTATTCCTGGTGCAACATGGGCAATGATCGCGATGGGATTATGGGAATATATTGGATTTCCTATGGGAGATTTATATATATTAGAGGATAAAAATTTTATAAATTCTATAATAATTGGTTATCTAGTCGGCACTATTTCAGTTACAATTTTTGGATTATTATTAGCCGGGCCGATATCTAAAATATTTCGTATCAATAAATATTTTTTCATAGCATTTGTTGCACTTGTTACATGGTGGGCAATAATAAGTTCAAATTTTTATGAATTTATTTTAGAAGATTCAATATTTTTTATTGTGTTTTCATTTTGTGGGTTTATACTGAAGCATTTTAAAATTAGCAGGCCAGCGGTATTGTTGGGATTTATTTTGAGTGAAAGATTAGAACAATTTTCATATCAATTGATAGATTTGTATAGTTTTCAAGAAATAATTATAAGACCATTCGTTATTATAATAATGTTGTTATCAATATTGATGGTCATTTTTAGTAAAAAAGTAAAGGTGGATTATGTTTAAATTTATTCAATTAGTATTATGTATGTTGTTTGTTTTTGGTACAATGGTTATGGTCAGCCAGGTTAATGCTGATACAATGTACGCAGTTATTCCTAGTTCACCAAAGCCAGGAGGAACCTCGAGATGGGCATGGCTTTGGGGTAAACATATGAATAATAATTTATCAGGTAATATTGAACAAATAGATTTTAAATATATCCCAGGAAATAGAGGAAAAAATGCTCTAAGAAAATTTGAAAGTAAATTGAAATACGGTAATTATATGATGACTAGTCATGGTGGAAATGCTATGGCAACATTATTAGAAGATGTTGGAAATTATGATTTTAGAAAATATAAACCAATATTAATTCATCCTGGCAATATGCTTATTCCCAAAAGGATAGATTATAATCCAAAATTCCATAAACAAAAATTCGCACTTAATCCTGGGGGTGGATCAGAACCAGATCATTTCGCGGCGGGACTAATGGTGTGTCCAGAGACTAATGATATGGATAAATTTATGAAATGTTTTAAAGATAGAGTAATTATTGTTAAAGGTATGAAAAGTGGAGGAGCGCGGATTGTAGCATTTGTAAATGGAGAATTGAATGTAAGTAGAGACACCTTTCAGAATTATACAGGTAATGCAAAATATAAAAAAGCATTATCTAACAATGAACTTGAAATATGGTTTCATCATTGTCAAATGAATTATAAAACAGGTCAATGGGTAGATGATCCAAATCCTGAACTTAAAGGATTATGTTTCGATTATATATTTGAACAAACTCATGGATTTAAACCCAAAGGAGAGGTTTATGATGCATATGTTTTATTGAGATTGTGGAGAGATGGTATTCAAAAAAGTTTTTTTGTGACTACGGATAGTGTATATTATCATGATATGGTAACAATTGCAACAAAAACGTGGTTCGATGAGGAATTTCAAAAAGAAAGATTAAAAAAATTAGGAAATTATGGGGTATTTATTGGACAAGACTCTGAGTTTATTATAAAAAGAATGTATGAAGCGGTAAATGAATCAACATTAAAAAATGCAGTAAGATTTGTTAATGAAGGATTAGGTTATAAAGCAGTAGTTAAACACATTCATTCTCCTTAATCCATTCTGAATAAATTCTAGCGTCGTCCCATAACATTCCCATAACTGTGCATCCATATTTTTTTGCCCATTTATAATTCAGATCAAATGTCCAAGGAAAAAATGTAATATTTTCTTGATTTTTCCAACGATGATCATTTAGTCCTGGATTTTGTCTCCAATATAATCTTCCACCAACTTTGGTTAATTTTACAGCTTTTTGTACTTGTGGTTCAACATCTTCTATAGATCCAAAATTTAAACTACCGAGACATAAAACCACATCCCATTGTTTACCGTCAGCATCGAATTTTTCAATAGATATTACTTCATCTGCACTGTCATTGGCGGGATCAATACCATATAATTTATCACCATAACGTCCTTTAAAGAGATTATAACCACAACCTATATCAAGTATGGTTTCATTATTTGATATTTTGTTTAGAAGTTCCCAACCGCTATAAGAATATTTGCTCCAATTAGGTTTCCAATCATTTTTAAAGTAGTCAATTACCATCCCAATTCTTTCATTTTAGTTGGATCTGCACAAGTTATATTAGATTCACCTTCAACTTTCCTAAACGGTAACACCTTATTATACCCTATCTTTTTCAAAAAGTCAAGGGGGGATATTGGTTTTCCGTGACCAATTTCATAAAGTTCTCCACCAACTCCTTTATCTATTAGTATTTTAATGGCTCTACAAACTTCATATACATGAGTAAAATCTCTTTTATGTTCAGTAATATAGTCTAATTTACCTTCTATGGCTAGTCCATATAACATATTTTTTCTATAATTATAATCTCCCCAAACAGTAAAAAACCTCATAATAACAACGTTTTTGGGAGCAATAAGTTCACATGCATATTTTGATATTGCATATGGACTTTGTAATTCTTTTACAGAAGAGGTGGATGCAAATAGAATTTTTGTATCTTTATAATGATCAAATATTCTTTTAGTTATTTTTATATTATTATCTAAATATTTTTTAGGATTTTTGTGACTTTCTCTGACGCCTGTTGATCCCGCCAAATGTATTACACAATCAACTTTAGGTAACTCAGTATTTAATATGTCATTTGGGTAGTCAATTCCATAAATATTATGATATGAATTAAGATAATTGTAGAGATTAGAACCAATGAAACCATTGTGTCCAGTAATCAAAATTTCCATAAACTTACCTTACTAAATAGTTAATATAACATATATTAACGCCGTTATAGGAACATTATGTCAGCTACACAACCAGCGTCAAGAACAGAATTAAGAGAATATTGTTTAAGGGCATTAGGGAAACCAGTTATTCAGATCAATGTTGAAGAGGATCAACTGGAAGATAGATTGGAAGAAGGTCTTCAAATGTATCAAGAATTTCATGGAGATGCCACAATTAAAACATTTTTAAAACACGAAATAACACAAGATGATATTGATAACTCATACGTTACATTATTAGAGGCAACTATTGGTGTTATAGCCGTTTTTCCCTTGGATAGTGGATCAACAAAGAACATGTTTGATGTTAGATATCAATTATATTTAAATGATATTTATGATTTAACCAAAACTTCAATAGTATCATACTATCAAGTACAACAACATTTAGGAGTACTTCAAGAAGTATTTAGTGGGAAACCAGGAATGAGATTTTCTAGGCATCAGGATAGATTATATGTTGATGTTGATTGGTCTAAGGAATTTAATGTGGGGGATTATCTCGTTGCTGAATGTGTACAAATCGTTGATCCAACTACACATACGGATGTTTTTAATGATATGTGGTTAAAACAATACACTACAGAATTGTTTAGAAAACAATGGGGAAACAATTTAATTAAATATCAAGGTACACAATTACCTGGAGGAACCACTTTAGATGGTGGTAGAATTTTAGATGAAGCTAAATCAAATATAGAAATATTGTTACAAGATTTAGAAGGAAAATATCAATTCCCAGTCGACTTTGCAGTAGGATAATAAATGCCAGTATCTACATATTTTCAAAATGTTGATTTTCAACCAGAACAAAATTTACTAAACGATTTGGTAGAAGAATCGATTAAAATACATGGAATAGATATAAGTTATCTGCCTAGAACATCAGTTGCAGTAGATAATTTGTATAGTGAAGATGTCGCTTCTAAATTTTCAGCTGCACATATAATAGAAATGTATATTGATTCAACTGATGGATTTAGTGGTGAAGGTGATATGGTAGGACAATTTGGGCTTGAAATACGAGATCAAGTAATTTTAGATGTTTCTCAAAGACGGTGGAAAGATGAAGAAATACCAGGAAGACTTGATAGACCATATGAAGGAGATTTAATATATTTTCCATTAAATGATAAATTATTTGAAGTTAGATTTGTTGAACATGAAAAAGTATTTTATCAGTTGGGGAATCTTCCAATATATACTCTCACTTGTGAAACGTTTGAGTACAGTCATGAGGATATGGATACTGGTATTGCGGCAATCGACGATATTGAAACAGATTATGGATACTCGATGGACTTGGTATTTACTTCAGGAGAAGGAACTTTTACGATAGGAGAAGATTGTAGCAATGGAGACGCTACGATGAAAGTTCTTTCTTGGGCTCCTACTACAAAGACTTTGAGAGTTGGAAATATTGTTGGTACTATTACTACAGCATATGATGTTGTGGGTGTAGCAAGTACCGCATCTTGGTCTATGACAGCAGTGCCAGATGATCTGGTAATTCTAACAGATCCACTGGCGAATAATTTAGGTATTCAAACTGAAAGTGATTCAATATTTGATTTCACTGATAGAGATCCATTTTCTGAAGGTAACATATAATGTTTGGAACATCGACATATCATCAAACAATCAGAAAAATGGTTGTTGCTTTTGGTTCATTATTTAATGATATTTCAGTTAAAAGGGTAAATTCATCCGGAGTTGTAGTAGAAACTTTAAAAATTCCTGTTGCTTATGGACCAAAACAAAAATTTATGGTTAGAATTGCAAATCCCGCTCTTGCAGGAACTCCAGCAATAATTTTACCTAGAATTGGGTTTATGATGAGTCAGATAATGTATGATGGAACAAGAAAATTGAATACTGTTGGTAAGAATTCTTCTTCTATATCTGGAACATTAAGAACACAATATAATCCTGTTCCTTATAATTTTATTTTTGATTTGGCTATTTTAGCAAAAAATGCAGAAGATGCTGCACAAATTGTTGAACAGATTTTACCAAATTTTACACCAGAATTTACAGTAACTATTAAAACTGTACCTTTAATGGATATTGCGGTCGATTGTCCTATTATATTAAATTCTGTTAACTATACAGATGCGTATGACGGAGATTTTGAAACTAGAAGATCTTTATCATGGGATATGCAATTTACAATGAAAACGTTTCTGTATCCAGAATTATCGACTAGTGGAAAACCAATTAAGGAAATATCTCTTCAGATAATAGTTCCTGAGAATGTATCTGGAAACGCGGATGCGGATATTGGTACTTTAGATAGATTTCTTTTGGAAAGTAGTACAGCATTTACAATTAATAGCGTAATAACTGAAGATTCTGAATCACTTTATTTAGAATCTACAGACGTAAATTTATTAGGAAATACATCAACACAAACAACCGCAACTCTTGGAATAAAACCCAAACCAGAAGATGCGGCAGCGGATGATGATTTTGGGTTTAGTTTAACACTTGATGGAGACGATGTATCATGGACATAAAAGATTTAGTTCAAGAAGTTTTGGTTGAAGACCCAATAACAACTCTTCCAGAAAAGACGGAAAAAAGATTAACAGTAGATTCAGATGATGAGGATTTTAAAACTGATTATAGATATTCAAGAGAAAATTATTATAATTTAATGGAAAAGGGACATGACGCATTAGATGAATTATTAGAAATAGCAAAATCGACAGAGCATGCAAGACATTTTGAAGTTGCTTCACAACTGATTAAAAATCTTGGAGAAACTAATGAAAAATTGGTAAATCTTCAAAAAGTTAAAAAAGAATTAACAAACAAAGCACCAACAGGACCAGCATCAGTTAATAATAATTTGTATGTTGGATCAACTACAGATTTATTAAAGTTGATAAAGGATAAGAAGAATAAATGATAAATTTTAAAGAATATCTCAAAGAAACGCGTTTAGACAGAAAACTTGACAAGTATGTTAGTGATGAAATCAAGAAACGCAAACTCGCAAGACATCCAGTTAATGCAACTGATGATATTGGTATGAGGAAGGGTAAACCAACCTTTAAATTTCCATCACCAACGAGCAGTATGGTAATTTATGTTTGGCTTAGACCAATGGCAAAACCAGCATCAAAGGATACAAAAGCATTTAATTATCAATTGGAAGATAAATGAAAGAAGAAGAATTAATATCTAAACTTGTGTTAATATCATTCACATGTTTATGGTTTATAGTTCTATTCACATTTGGATTACTTATATATCAATCGCTGTCACATACAGATCAGATTGAACAACTTATAAAATCTATAGAATTTTTTAATAGAATTGAAGGAAAATAAAGGTAACATAATATGATTGATTTATTTAACACTTCTGAAATGATGATGCTTGGATTGGTATTATTTTCATCATTTTGGATATTTCTGTTTAATTACAGACAGGATAATAAGGATAAGTATAACGGTCATGGATGGTTGATTTTACTTGATTTAGTTATCAATATGGGAATGTCAGCAACTGGATATTTGTTGATTTCTATTGTATTTACAAATGTTCCACAACTTGCGGCCTATGAAAGTTATCGTTATCCCATCGGTTATCTTTTTGGATTGACATCTAATGTGAGCATACCGATTGTTCTCAAATGGTTTCAACAGCAAATCACCAAGAAGTTAAACGAAGCAGGAAAGAAGTGAGGTAATTATGGCTGAAAAAGAAAAAATTGTTGCAAATGGAAAAGATCAAAAAATACTACAACATGATATTGAAGAAATAGATAAAAAAGTAGATGAAGTTCAACAAATGGAACTTTCTGCTAAAGACCAAATAGTTGCGAGTAAATCATTTATCTATGTTATTATTGCACTTCTTATATACTTAACCTTTTTGGTTATTCCAGATATAGAAGAAAAAGTTACATGGATGGAAAAGGATCTCAACTCTGTATTAGTTCAATCAGAACGATTTAAAAAATCAACCAGAGTTTTTGCAAAGGATAATCAATGTGCATCGTGCCACTTGAGTCCAGATTATCTTCTTCACAATCTCTTAATGAAATATCCAAGTTTTTCTGACATTAAAGCATTCATGTCGGTTGGCCATCAACGATATTATACTATGACCTCCCCGATTGCTGATGAAGAATTGTTGGCAATATATCGGGCATTGCAATGATAATGGTAGGTAAAATTGTTGTATCTATAATTTGGGTATTTTGGATGATGGCAATGTCTCCTGCTGAGGGACAAGACCCAATGAAAGAAAAACTTGGAGTTGGTCTACCAAAATCAGAATACAATCCAACGTATAGTTCAACATACAATCGTGTAAAAGAAAGAGGAAATGTCATCTGTGGTACTAATGATGAGTTTCCTGGATTCTCACAAGAAATATGGAATACTGAAGATGGTGATAGATGGGAAGGTTTTGATGTTGATATTTGTCGTGCAGTTGCAGCCGCAGTGTTCGGTGATGCAGATGCAATCGAATTCACTATAGTTAATGGAAAGACACGATTTGAATTCTTAATAGATGGTTCAATAGATGTTCTTTCTGCAACAACCACGTTTACTTACACAAGAAATGTTGCAAAGAAACTAGAATTCATGCCCACAACCTATTACGATGGTCAAGGATTCATTGTAAGAAAAACTCTTGGAGTATCATCTGCAAAACAGATGGAAGGTGCAAGGATATGTTTTAGTGGTAGTGGAACAGCTGCAAAGAACATTGCAGATTTTATGGAATTGCATGGGATAAATTATATCCCTGTCGCAGTACCACCTACAGAAAAAACAAAGAACGTATATAAAAGGGGTGACTGTGATATGTATGGTACGGATAGGTCTGGTCTTGCATCAAACCGATTGAGTTTCGATGACCCTAGCAGACACATGATTCTTCCAGAGATTATCTCAAAAGAGCCATTAGGGCCAGTTGTCAAGTATGGAGATCAGAAATGGTCAGATATAGTTCGATGGACAATTTATGTTCTGTTCATTGCAGAAGAAATGGGAATAAATTCAAAAAACATAGACAGTTTTAAGAATCATATAGACCCATATATCCAAAGATTTATGGGAGAAAAAAATGGAGCAGATTATCCCCATCTTGGAGCTAAACTTGGACTGAGTGCATCTTGGTCATACAATATCATTAAACAAGTAGGAAATTACAAAGAAATATATGAACGGAATGTGGGGCCCGATACCCCAATAGGATTAGAACGTGGATTAAACCGATTATATAATCATGGAGGATTATTGTATGCACCACCATTGAAGTAGGAGGTGTAGGATGGAAAAGTTAACCACTTTTCAAAAGTACCAGAAGATAGAACAGCTGTAGATAATATTCTGCGAGTCAATCACGGCAATCAAATGAGATTGAACTTGATGGCAGATGCAAAAGCAAATATCATGATTACAGTTGCATCTGTTGTGTTTTCTGTTGCGATTGCAAACCTTGATAATGAATTGGTGAAATGGCCACTTCTAACATTTGCATTTGGTTGTTTTTTTGCACTACTCTTTGCAATATTTGCAATCATACCAAAAACAGATTATCCAAAAGATATAACAGGAGATATAGATAGAAAATCTCCACTATTCAATCCTTTGTTTTTTGGACATTTTGCACATCTTCCAATAGATGAATATAAGGAAGATTATGCAGAAACTTTAATGACTGATGATTCTGTATATGATGCCATGGCCGGTGACATATATGGACAAGGTAAAGTTCTTGCACTTAGAAAATATAAATTCCTCAAGTGGTCATACATGAGTTTTCTTTTAGGGATGATAAGTGCAGTTATAGTATTTGTTTTACAAGGCCCTTTCGGAGATGTTGTTTTAGATGGTGCATCAAATATACTTGATGTAATCATAGGTGAATTGAATTTTACTTTGGATGGAATGAAATATTTGTTGTGTCAATCTTCTTCAGTATGTAGAAGTGGAGGAATATAATGAAAGGAAATTTATGCAAGAACACAAAACTTACTTAGGCAATCCCTTACTCAAATCCGCATATGTTCCTCAAGATTTTTCTGAGGAACAGGTCGGAGAGTATATAAGGTGTCAACAAGACCCCCTTCATTTTATATCTGAACATATAAAAATTGTTTCAGTTGATGAAGGATTAATTGAGTTTGATGTTCGTGATTATCAAAAAGACATGATTGACAGATTTCACAATGAACGATTTGTGATCTGCAAAATGGCTCGCCAATCTGGTAAGTCAACTACAATCCTTGCATACCTTCTTCACTACATTCTTTTCAATGAAAATGTTTCGGTTGCAGTCCTTGCGAACAAAAAGGCAACT